GAGGAGGCGAACGAACGCCTGCGCGCCGAGCTGGCCTCGGCCGAGCGCGAGGCCACGCTGGCGAAAGCCCGCTGGACCGAGCCCGCGCCACGGCCGGAAACGTCGGTTCCGGTCAGCCATCCGCACCCACTCGAAGCTGTGCTCCGGGAGTTTGTGCTCGCGGCGGCGGAAGTCGACCGCGCCTCCGGCCCCTACGAGCGCACCGCCCGCATCCGGTTCGACAAGGCCTGCCAGACGCTCGCGCTGGCCGGCGAGAAGCATTTCAACATCAAGAGGACCTTCAAATGAGCACCGACAAAAACACCGTCGAAATCGACGGCAAGATCTATCTGCGCGACGCCAAGGGCGCGCTGATCCCGGTCGAGACCGTCAAGGCGCAGCACAAGCTGGAGGACGAGGTTGTCCGCAAGGTCATGGGCTTCGCGCGCGACCTCTCCGGCCAGATCGCCCGCTTCAAGTCGCACACCTTCGAAGACCTCAACGGCTTCCAGACCCTGCTGGAGCAGGAATACGGCGCACGTGCCGGCGGCGCGAAGGGCAATGTCACCTTCCAGTCCTTCGACGGGCTGCAGAAGGTGCAGGTGCAGATCGCCGACCAGATCGCCTTCGGGCCGGAGCTGCAGAGCGCGAAGAAACTGATCGACGAATGCCTGCTCGAATGGGGCGCGCAGAGCCATGAGGCGATCCGCGCGCTCGTCAACCGCGTGTTCTCGGTCGAGAAGGAGGGCCAGATCAACCGGGCCGAACTGTTCTCGCTCTTGCGCCTCGATGTGAGCGACGATCGCTGGAGCCGGGCAATGGACGCCATCCGCGATGCGATCCGCGTCGTCGGCACCAAGGCTTACGTCCGCTTCTACGAGCGCGCCGCATCCGACGCCCCTTGGCGCGCGGTCACGATCGACCTTGCGGCGGCGTGAGGGCGAAGCATGACCCGTCCCGCGCTCTCCCGCACCCGGCTGATCCAGAAGATCCACGTCGCCAAACGCCAGCTCGGGCTGGAGGAGGCGGACTACCGCGCCTTCCTCTGCACCGCGACCGGCAAGGACAGTGCCGGCGCAATGTCCGACGCCGAGCTGCAGACGGCGCTCACGGCCTTCGAGGCGCTCGGCTTTCAATCGAGCTTCAAGGGCGCGCCGGACGGCAAGAAATCGGCCCGCCCCGTCGTCCGTCTGATCTTCGGTCTCTGGACCGAGCTCGGCCGGCGCGAGCTGATCGAAAACGCCGATCGCAAGGCGCTCTTCGCCTTCGTCAAGCGCATGACCGACGTCGACCATCCCGACTGGCTCGACAACGCGCAGGCCAACAAGATCGTCGAGGCGCTGAAAGCGATCCGCGATCGCGGCAAGTCCAAAAGCGTATCGTCAGAAGGAGCCTCCGCATGACGCCCTCCATCGCCGTCCGCTTCGCTGATCTCGGCTGGCCGATTATCTCGCCGCTGATCTCCTGGCATTCGGGGAGCTGGATCAATCATTGCGATCTCGTCCTCAACGCGGGGCTGGTCTCGGCGATGCCGGTTTCCGGCGTCCGCCTTCGCCCGCCCGCCACGCTGCCCGTGAAGCGTGAACTGACGATCGCGCTGCCCTGCACGCCGGAGCAGCATTCCCATGCCGCCGCCTTCGCGGCCGCCCAGATCGGCAAGCCATATGATTACTTCGGGACGCTGGCGTTCCCGTTCCGCCCGCCGTGGAACGACAAGGGCCGCTGGTTCTGCTCCGAGCTCACCGCTGCCTGCCTCCACGAGGCCGGCATCATCACCGTGCCGAAGAAGGCCAGCCGGATCTCGCCGGCCTATCTGTTCCAACTCTGCGGAGGCATCGAGCGCTGACATGCCCCGCCCGGTCCGCCCCTCAACCCCGTTCGCGCCGCCGCTGGTCTACACCGGCGATCGCGCGCGGCTGGAGGAGGAACGGGCCGGGATCGCCGCGAAGCTCCGGCGTGAACCGGATCGCTCGCCCTATCGCCCGGCGCTGCAGCGCGCCCTTACGCGGCTGACCGCGCAGCTCGTTGCCCTTGAACTCGCCCCGCCGCCGCCTCCCGGCTCGACCCGCAAGGATCTGCAATGAAGCGCCCGCCCCCGCTCCCCTCGGTTACCGATCACGCGGTCCTGCGCTACTTGGAGCGCGCCAAGGGCGTCGATGTGCGCGCGGTCCGTCGCCATATTGCCGACCTCGTCCGGCGCGGCGTCGAAAAGCAAGGCGACGCCGTTGTCGTCGAGGGCGTCAAGTTCGTCCTGGTCGAAAACCGCGTCGTCACGACTGTGCCAAAGAACTATTTCCGGCACGAAGGGAAGCCGTGCGTCAAACGCGAGGCCGGCGATGCGTGACCATCTGCCCGCTCTGTTGGCCGAGATCGCGGAGGTTGCCGGCCTTGCTGCCGCGCTCGCGATCGCCGAAGCCAAGGGCGGTACGGTTGTCAACATCCCCTCGGGCAAGAAGAAGCGCAACTGGCTGATCGATTGCGTCGGCCCGGAAGCGGCCGCAAAGATATCGGCCCATTTCACGTCCGGCCGGGGGCGCCTTCAGCTCGATATTCCGTTGCCACCAACCAACTCGCATCGCCAATGGCTGCGGCAGCGGGCGAAGGTCTATAAGAACGCGATCGAGACCGCGAATTCCCTCTCGAAGGCGGCCTTGTTGGCCGGCACGACGCGCCGTACATTGCAGCGCTTCAATCGGGTCCGGAAGGGCCGCAAAGAGAGCAACGGACAAGGCAGTCTGTTCTGAACACCTGCGACGCGCGTCGCAGCCTATTTTCCCTCGGCAAGAGAGCATTTTCGGGATCGGTCGATTTCCACCGAACCCGGAGCTCCCAATGTCCCTCGCCGCCGCAACTGCCAAGGCACCGCACCTGCGCGATTTCATCCTGCCGCCGTGGATGAAGACCGCGATCGAAGAGATCGGGCAGGCCGAAGTGCCGGGGCCGAAATCGAACCCCCGCATCATGGAATACCGCCGCATGGCCGGGGCCGATGGCCTCGCCGGGGAAGACAGCGTCGTGCCGTGGTGCGCGATCTTCATCAACGCNATGCTCGATGCCGNCGGCGTCAAGGGCTCGGGTTCGGCNATGGCGCGGAGCTTCGTCAAGCATCCGGCCTTCGAGCGGCTCGACGCGCCGATGGTCGGCTGCATCACCGTGATCTCGTCGAGCCGGGGGCCAACCTCCGGCCACGTGTTCTTCTATACCGCCGAGAACGGGCTGTTCCTGCAGGGCCTCGGCGGCAACCAGAACGATCAGGTCTCGATCGCGATGTTCCCGAAGGGCAAGCTCGTCGGGCACTTCTGGCCGAAGGGCCAGCCGAAGCTCGCGCCGCCGTTCGATGGGCCTATCCGCCTCGCCCGCCCGCCGCTCCCGCACGAGAAGAAGGTGCGCGATGGCTGATCCCGACGAATTCCATCTGCAGGCATTCGAGCAGTCCCTCGATGACGCGATCGAGGAGGCCGATGCGTGGATCTCGCGCGAGGACATTGTCCGCGTCATGGAGGCCAAGCTTGCCGAGCTGAAGCTGGAGCGGCTCGATGGTTGAGATCGTCAAGCCGTCCTATTCGACCTCGAAGCGCGCGCTCTGGCTTTCGTCGGGCCTCGCCTGGGCGGTCATTCTCTCGCTCGTCGCCGGCGCACTCGCCGGCCAGCGCGAGGCCGTGGCCATGGCCTCGATCGTCGTGCCGTCGATGGTGCTGCTCATCGCCTCGATGCTCGGCCTGCACCGGTTCTTCGGCTCGATGGACATGCGCACCATGGCGGGCCACCGCCCGCCGCGTCGGCGGGTCGCAAGGGAGATGGAGCCCGAGCCGGAAGTCGAGAACGGGGAGGGCCGCTGATGTTCGAGGCACTCCTCGCTCTGTTGGGAATTAAAGACGGCATGAAGCTCGGGCGTGGCGTCGTTCTCGCGCTCCTGGTCGCGGCGCTCTTCGCCGCCGGTGGCCTCGGCTTCTGGCGGGGCATGGTCACGATCGAGCGCATGGTCGAGACCGCCCGCACCGAGGCCCTCGCCGCACGGGACGCGCATTGGAAAGCCGAGATCGAGAAGTCAAACGCGGCGGTCGAGAAGTCGATCGCCGAGAACGCGATCGCTGCCGCGAAGACCTCGGCCGAGGCCGAGAAGACGATTTCCGGCCTTCGGGCCGCACTGGCCGAACTGGAGGCGAAAAATGTCACCCTGCCGAATGGCAATGCTGGCGGGCTCGATCGCGCTCGCGTGCAGCTCCTGCGCCGATCCGGAACGGCCCGTGCCGCAGATCCGCAACGTCGAAATTCGGAGGGCGGTGCCGGAGGCGGCGAAGGAACCGTGCAGCCGCCCGGTCGATCTCCCGGATCGCCGCCTGACGGCGGCTGAAGTGACCAGCTTCTGGGGGCGCGACATCGCCTCCCTTCTCGAATGCGAAGAGCGCCGCAAGGCGGCTGTTGAAGGACGTGACTGATGGGAAGCCCCGGTGAACTCAAGGATTGGCTGAGCGTTCTGTCGACCGCGCTGGCGATCGGCGCGATCGTCTATTCCTGGCTGACGCGCACGGGCAAGGAAGCCGGCGAGAAAGTCGTCAAGCTGGAGGGCAAGCTCGACGCGGCCGTCGCCGAACGTGATCGCAAGATCGACCTCGTCGAGGATCGGATCGCGCGGGTCGAGGGGGAGCTCAAGGGCGTGCCGGACCGCGAGAGCGTCCACAAGATGCAGCTCGAAATGGAACGGATGCGCGGCACGATCGAGGTGCTCAACGAACGCCTCGTTCCGCTGGCGGCGATTTCCGGCCGGCTTCAGGAGTTCCTTCTCGAACAGTCCAAGAGGGCGTGATCATGATGGACCGCATCATTCGCGAGGACGCGCGCCTCATCCTCCTGAAGGCGCTTAACGAGCAGCCGGACGGTCGCCTCAACTCCGATCTCCTGCGCGAAACGCTGGCGACCTTCGGGATATCCAAGAGTCGGGATTGGGTCCACGACGAGCTGCGCCACCTCGCCGAACTCGGCGCCGTGAAGGTTCACGAGATCGGTTCGGTTCGTGTCGCGGCCATCATGGCCAAGGGTGCGGATCATGTCGCGCGCCGCATCGTGATCGAGGGCATCAAGCGGCCGTCGCCGCCGGAGGCGTGACATGAGCATGGTGCGCGGGCGTGGCCGGCTTTCATCCGTCGATCTACTCCCGATTGAGGCGGAGGAAGATGTCGCGTGGGCCTTCGCCGAGCTGCGCGCCCGCAAGAAGACGCAGGAGGACATCCTCGAAAGTCTCAACCTCCGCCTCGCGGTCAAGGGGCTGGGGCCGATCTCGAAAAGCGCGTTCAATCGCTCTGCCATCCGCACCGCGCGCATGGCGCATCGCCTTGGCGAAGTGCGCGAGATCGCGACGGCGCTCTCCTCCAAGTTCGAGGATGGCGGCGACGAGGATCTGACGCTGCTCGTCTCGGAGACGATCAAGAGCCTTGTGTTCGAGACACTTGAAAACGCCGGGCGGCTGAAGGCTGACGGGATCACCGCCGAAATGCTGGCCAACTTCGCGCTTGCTCTGAAGTCGGCCGAACAGGCCAAGAAGGTGACGGCCGACACGCGCAAGGTGATCGAGGCCAATTTCAAGAAACAGGCGGGCGAAGCCATCGAGAAGGCGGCTGGCGTCAAGGGGCTGACGGCCGAGGCGAAGGAGGAGTTCAAGCGGCTCCTCTTCGGTGTCGTCGATGGAAAATAGGCTCGCCGATATCGACCCGGCCGACCGGCTCTCGCGCGACGAGTGGGTGGCGCTTCGGGCGAAGCTCGGGCGCGCGACCTCGCCCGACTGGAAGGAGACGACGGTTCTCCTTCGCTACCAGTCGGCGATCGCGCAGGGGCTGGAACTGCACGACGTCCTCTTCGTCGAGAAATCCCGCCGCACCGGCGCAACCTGGGGAGCGGCCGGAGCGGCTGTCGGGATCTCCGCTTCGCCGCGTGGTGACGGCGGCATGGATACCCTCTACGTCGGCACCTCGTTCGATATGGCGAAGGAGTTCATCGACGCCGCGGCCGATTGGGCGCGCCTCTTCAACAAGGCTTTCAAGTCGATGGGGGAGACCCTGTTCGACGACGGCTCCGAGACCGGGATCAAGGCGCTCCGCATCGACTTCGCTTCCGGCTTCTCGATCGTCGCGCTCTCGTCGAAACCTCGCTCCCTTCGCGGCCGGCAAGGTTTCGTGATCCTCGACGAAGCGGCCTTCGCGGATGATCTGGAGCAGCTGCTGAAGGCCGCGCTCGCCCTGCTGATGTGGGGCGGCAAGGTGCTCGTGATCTCCACCCACAATGGTGCGGACAATCCTTTCAATCAGATCATCACCGATATTCGCGCCGGCCGGCTCAATTACGGACTCCTGCGCTTCGATCTCGACGACGCGCTCAAGGATGGGCTCTTTGAGCGCATCTGCATGATGAACGCCAAGCGCCATGGCGAGTGGACGCCCGAGAAGGAAGCTGACTGGCGCGAGAAACTGATCGCGGACTATCGCGACGCGGCGGACGAGGAACTCTATTGCATCCCGAGCCAGGGCACCGGCGTCTTCCTGCCCGGTCCGCTGATCGAGGCGCGGATGATGGATGCGCCCGTCCTGCGGCTCTCGCTTCCGCCGGGCTTCTTCAATCTGCCCGATGCCCGGAAGAAAGCCGAGATCGACGCGTGGATCGAGGATGTACTCGATCCCGTCATCGACGCGACGATCGACCGGCATTTGCCCTCAGGCTTCGGCATGGACGTTGGGCGCTATCGCGACCTCTCGGTCCTCTGCCCCATGCAGGTGTTGCGCACCCTGCGCCGTGTGATCCCGTTCATGATCGAGCTGGAGCGCGTGCCCTTCGCCCAGCAACGCCAGATCGCCGCCCATGTCATCCGTCGCCTGCCGCGCCGGATGGGAGCGCGCATCGACGCCACCGGTATCGGCGCCGGCATCGCCGAGGATCTGCAAACCGAAGTCGGCGCGGAGCCGATCAAGATTTCGGTCCAGTGGTATCGCGAGGAGCTGCCGCCGCTCAAAGCCGCGTTCGAGGACGACATGATCCTTGTGCCGCGCGACATGGAGGTCGCGGCGGATCTGCGCGCCTTCAAGGTCATCAAGGGATTGCCGTCGCTCCCCGCGCTTCGGCAGGGCACCAAGACCGGTGGCACGCGCCATGGCGACGGCGGCATCGCGATTGTGCTCGCGCATGGCACGACGCGCCACGGCAGCGAGACCTATGAGTACGAGGGCGCACGTGGCGGCGGCGATGCACCCGATGATGACGACGATTTGCCGGGCGACCGCATGTTCGGTTCGCGCCGCGACGGGCTCGGCTGAGGAGAAACGACATGGCACAGATCCTCGACCAATGGGGCAATCCGGTTTCCAGCGCCGCACTGCGCAAGCCGGCCATGGGACCGTCCGTCACCGG